CGGCACATTTGCCCCGACAGGATCTGCTGCCAACGGCTCGCGCCGCTTGGTGATTGCGATCGGCCTCACTGCTGTTCAGGCTGGCCCGAATGCAACGCAGACCGGCGCCATTGGCGCTGTCCCCGCCTAATAAGCAAGGGGGCCATGTGCCCCCTCACTTTCATTTAGGAGGGATAAATGGTCGATACAGTTACAACACAAACGCTTCTTGATGGCGATCGTCTCGTCATTCAGAAGTTCACGAATATCTCTGATGGCACTGGCGAAACCAATGTCGTTAAGGTGGATGTTTCTGCTCTTGCGCCTAATTCATATGGCGTTGCTTGCACGGGCTTGAAACTCAATAGAGTTTGGTCTTCTACCCACGGCATGGAAGTCAGAATATTGTGGGAAGCCACAACGCCTGTTATGGCATGGATGGTTCCTCAGAACACGACTTATTACATGCATTTCGGCGACTATTTTGGCGGCATCCCAAACAATGCCGGAGCCACTGGCAAGACAGGCAACATTACGTTCACAACGTCTGATGCTTCTGCTGGGGACATGTACACAATTGTTCTTGAGTGCATCAAAGTCTACGGGTGACGTCATGGGTCGCTGGTGTATGGCAAAAGGCGGCGCAACTCCAGTCTATAAGACAGGCGGTGCGTGGACGCGGTCTGAAGGCAAGAACCCAGAGGGCGGCCTTAATGAGAAGGGCCGCGCCTCTCTTCGTGCTGAAGGCCATGACATAAAGCGTCCTGTCTCTTCTTCTGAAGCTAAGAAAAGTCCCGCAGCTTCGGCAAGGCGGGACTCTTTTTGTAGTCGGATGAAGGGTGTGAAGGCCAAGCTCACATCTGCTGAGACTGCACGCGATCCAAATTCTCGTATCAATAAGTCCTTGCGGAAGTGGGACTGCAATTAGGAATAAGTCAATGGCTGTTCGTTATGTGAAAGACTTTGAATTCCCAGCCGCTGCTGGCTATACCAAAAGTGCACCTAGCAAGGTCACTGGTCAGATGTACGCTAAGGGTGGCGATGTCAAAGCCCCCAAGGGCAAAGGCATGATGATCATGATCGGCATCGGAACGCCTAAAAAGGGTCCGATGAAGAAGGCTGATGGCGGCAGTGCAAATGCCCCTGGCTCGAACATTCCGATGGATCCAGACTACATGAAGCGCCTTGGCAAATCTCCTGGTCAAGGCACCCCTAAGAAGGCTGCTCCCAAAAAGCCATCTGCTTCGACAGTCCCAGGTTCAGACATCCCGACTGATGATGATTACATGAAGCGTCTTGAGGAAAGTTCCAAGTACGCCAAGGGCGGCAAGGCCAAGATGCAGGATAAGATCGGCAAGGTCATGCACGAGTTCAAGGCCGGCGAACTTCACTCTGGGTCTAAGAAAGGCGCCATGGTCAAGAATGCCAAGCAGGCCCTTGCGATCGCTATGAGCGAAGGCAAGAATGCCATGAAGAAGGCTCATGGTGGCATGGCTCATGAGGACGTTGCCGAGGACAAGGCTTTGATCAAGAAGATGATCAAGCCTGCGGCTCTTAAAGCTAAGGGCGGCGCTGCTATGGGCCAGGCTGTTCAGATGGCCAAAACAAACGCCATCGAGAAGTCTCTGAAGGGCCAGAAGAAGACAGCATTCGCTGACGGCGGCATGGCCGGCATGGCTGGCGCACCTCGTGTTCCTTCTCCTCTGCAGCGCATGGCAATGATGCAGCGTGCTAAGTCTGTGCCTGTCGCACCTGCCGGCCCCATGATTGCTCCAGGCATGAGTCCTGAAAGCCGTGTTGGTGTTGGTCAGATGCGCCCAGGTTCCAAGCCTAATGTTGGCGCCATTCGTGCTGCAATGGCTCGGGCTGCCACACGCGCCAACCCAGACATGGCTCCTGCAGCCATGAAGAAGGGCGGCAAAGCTAAAATGGATAAGTGCTAATGACAGTTTCCGGCACCGTATCGACGACAGTATTCCAGACACGGAAGGTGATTGATCACGCCTTCCGGCGCTGTCGTATGCTCCCGCAGCAAATAAGCTCAGAGCAGATCGATATGGCAAAGGATGACCTGTATCTTCTGCTGTCTTCTCTTGCCAATCAGGGCTTCCCCTTGTGGTGCATCGAGAAGGATATTATTCCCCTATACCTCGGTCAGTATGTCGTCGAGCTGCCGCAAGGAACTGTAGACATCCTGAATGCGAACTATCGCTGGATGTTCAGACAGAATGGCATCACGCAGTATTCTACGCCTGGCGGCATCACTGAATATGCCTTTGATGGCGATCTCAGCACCTCTTGTGCGCAGACAGGGGCCAACGGCAACCTGACGATCGTCTACAATGGCGATCCAACAAATCCACAAAGCCAAGCTCAAGTGACCACTGTTGGCGTCATGATGGCAACCTCTGGGTCGTTTAATATCGTCTTTGAGACGTCAAATGACAGTGTAACATGGACAGCCGTCCTATCCCCAGGTGTTACAACCTACACCGCCAACAAATGGCAGTGGTACGATATTGATGGCGCTGTTGCGACAAACTACTTCAGAATGCGCGAAACAGGCGGCAATACGTTGAATGTTGTCGAGTTCTATGCCGCAAACAACCCTACCGAGATCCCTCTGGCTCGTATGAACAGAGACGATTACACTAACCTACCTAACAAGACTTTTGCCGGTCAGCCTCTGCAATACTGGCTCGATCGTCAGCGTGCCAACCCCGTTATGTGGATCTGGCCTGTTACGAACCAGCAAGCCATGTTCAGTCAGTTCGTGGTCTGGCGTGAGCGTCACATCATGGATGTTGGTGCACTCACAGACACTCTTGATATTCCGCAAAGATGGTATGAGGCGATCGTTTGGCAATTGGCATGGCGCCTGTCTCAGGAACTACCAGAAGTTGATCCAAGTCTGTTGACATTCATCAAGGGTACTGCGGATGAAGCCTTGGCCTTGGCGCAAGCAGAAGAGCGGGACAACTCGCCGATCTACTTTGCCCCTAACATCAGTCCTTACACAAGATGAGCGTATTTCTCGACCCTCGAGGCAGAGCTACTTTTGGCATCGGCATATGCGCCAGGTGCCAGAGGAAGTTTTCGCTTAGTGAGTTGATGCCTGACAATAACTATCCTGGCTTGCGTGTGTGCAGAGAAGACCGAGATCAGCTCGATCCTTATCGTCTCGCACCTCGACAAACCGAGCGTATCACCTTAGACTTCCCTCGTCCTGATGTTCCTCTCGGCCTTGTCGAGCTTGGCACAATATCTCAGGACGGAGATCTCTTTATTATTAACGATGAAGGGGACGGGTATCTAGTTCCATGACCAATAACCCCAATGTCCCCACAAACCTTATTCCGTCTAAGATCACGCAGCTTCCCCTGGCAAACACGCCAACAGCTACGGACAGCACGATCATCGTGCAGGGCGGCATAACTAAACGCGCCAACTTCGGCCAGTTTCTGCAATACATCGGCCCCACAGGACCAACAGGTCCAACCGGCTCGATCGGCCCTCAAGGCGTTACAGGTCCGACAGGACCAACTGGTCCTACTGGCCCGACAGGCCCCACAGGCGCATCTTCTACTGTTGCTGGCCCTACTGGACCAACCGGACCAACAGGCCCCACAGGACCAACTGGAACTACTGGCGCCACCGGCCCAACTGGCCCGACAGGCGTTCAAGGTATTACAGGCCCCACTGGCCCCACCGGCCCTACAGGTGCATCGTCAACTGTTCCAGGCCCCACAGGACCAACAGGCCCAACAGGTACTCCCGGCAGCGTTTACGCAACCACAAGCTCCACATCGTTAACTATCGGGCTTGGCACTCAGTCTCTTACTGTAGGGACTAACCTTGCCTATACACCTGCACAGCAGGTTTTGATTGCTAACGACAGCACCCACAGCATGATTGGTACGGTTACATCGTACGATTCAAACACAGGTGCATTGGTTGTTAATGTGACCAGCGTCACTGGTTCAGGCACATTTGCGTCTTGGACTGTGAACATTAACGGCGCTGCTGGCCCTGCTGGTCCGACAGGACCAACTGGCCCTACAGGCCCAACTGGTGTCCAAGGTATTACTGGTCCGACAGGCCCCACAGGTCCCACCGGATCGACCGGCACTGGCGGCCCTACAGGCCCCACCGGCCCAACAGGATCGACAGGGGCTGCTTCTGTAGTGCCTGGCCCTACGGGTCCAACCGGACCTACAGGCTCAACTGGTGCGGCTTCTACTGTCCCAGGACCAACAGGTCCGACTGGCCCAACTGGATCAACGGGTGCTGGCTCTACTGTGCCTGGTCCGACAGGTCCAACAGGCCCCACTGGTACTGCTGGCGTCGATGGCCCTACCGGCCCGACTGGACCTACAGGAACGGCTGGTGTTAACGGACCCACTGGACCAACTGGCCCAACTGGTGCAGCATCGAGTGTAGCTGGTCCGACAGGACCGACCGGACCAACAGGGCCTACAGGTAGTGTAACAAACGCAACGGCGATTAAATTCGTCTTGCTCTATGGTTTATAAGGAGAATACAGATGAGTTCCCCCAACATAGCTGCCGTCACCAGTATCATCGGCACAACCACCTATTACACGCCTACTGGCACAACCGCTGTGGTGCTGCTTCCTAATGCAGCCGCCAGTGGAACGGTGCTGAAGATCAATCAGATTGTTGCAGCCAATGTGAACGGATCTGCGGCAGTCAACGCCACTGTGTCGCTGTACACCAACGGTGCAGTTGCTCAGGGTTCGGCTCCCTCTGGCGGCACAGCCTATCCGATTGTCTCGACAGTATCGGTTCCGGCCAATGCCTCGCTGATTGTTACTGACAAGACCACCGCCATCTATTTGATGGAAGGTACGTCTATCTCGGTGACGAGCGGCACTGCAAGTGGTATTACTTACAGCATCAGCTACGAACTCATCTCGTAAGGATAGCCCATGAGCAGGCGCTACATAGGCAGCTTGATAGACGCCTTTAATACGCTGAAGGTCGCTAATGCGCCGACTATCGGGACGGCGTCTGGCGGCTGTGCAAAGGCTTGTGTTACCTTTACTGCTCCGGCCTGTGTCGGTGGCGGG